ACCACCAAGCGGTCGGCCACAAATTCAATGTACTGATTCATCAGCTTGGAGTTCATCCCGATGAGACGGCATGGTAGCGCATCGCAAATGAATTCCTGTTCAATTGCAACCGCTTCCTTAACGATTTCGTGTATTTTTTGCTTGGGAAGTCGCTTGGCTTTGCCCGTTTTTTTATAAAGCAGTACCGCAAACTCGGTGTGCAGCGCTTCATCCCTGGAAATGAGCTCGTTGCTGAAGGTAAGTCCGGGCAGCAACCCGCGCTTCTTCATCCAGTAAATGGCGCAAAACGCGCCTGAAAAAAAGATACCCTCAACGCACGCAAAGCCCACCAGACGCGTCTGGAACGAGCTGCGCTTGTCGTGTATCCAGCGAATGGCCCAGTCCGCCTTTTTCTTGATGCATGGGAACGTTTCAACAGCGTTGAACAACCGGTCGCGTTCGGCGGTGTTGGTCACGTAAGCGTCAATCAGAATGCTGTACACCTCGCTGTGAATGTTCTCCATCGCAATTTGGAATCCGTAAAATGCGCGCGCCTCCGCCAGCTGGACGTCGCTCATAAACCGCATCGCCAGGTTTTCCAGCACAATACCGTCGCTGGCGGCGAAGAAGGCCAGTACCATGGATATGAAGTGGCGCTCGTCGTTGGTGAGTTCGGACGTCCACTGAATGACGTCCTTGGACAGGTCGATTTCTTCCGCGCGCCAGAAACAGTCTACCTGCTTTTTATACATTTTCCATATGGAATCGTCTTGTAACGGAAACAGCACGTACCGGTGACTGGATGAAAGAGGAGACTCCTTTTGCTCCTTCTGGGTCTGGTCTTTCTGGTCGCCGTCTTTATCTTTTTTCAGTTCCAGGTCTCTCCGGTATTGGGATTCGTTGACTTCTGAGTGGTCGTCGATTGTTTTCAGGTCGCACTCGGCAGGGTTAGGGGATGTCAAATGCGAGTCGCAGTCACACATGATTGTTATGAATATTGTAAGTTGAAAATGGAAATGAAACTGAACGCGTAAGGTAAAAAGAACGAATGTTTCTAAATAGGTTTAATAAGGGTAGTAAACCGAATGAATGAAAAGAAAGGCTAAAGCTAAAATTTTAAAATAAAACAATAAATTCTATTCATATTTTATTTCCCGCGATTCATTTTTTTCCCTCTAAAACGTCGGTCCACTTATGAAGCTCGAAAAGAATTGCCTTTTCATCAAGATAAAGTTGTTTCATGGCATGCGACCCTTTTCCGCTTGTGCTAGCCGACCCGGGTCGGACAGAAGCCCCAGCGGTTGGCGATGCGGTTTTTATTTGATACAGTGATTGCAACAGCATGTGGAAGTAGCGTTGCAGTTCACGCGCTTCATTTTCTCTCGTTTTTACATGCTCAATGTATCGATTAAGAACTGGACGCAGTCCAGGGTTTTCTTTTACTTCTTCGGATAATGACTTAATTTTGTCATCAATTTCGTCGTGCAACGACTGAATGAGTGCCACGCGGTTCAAGTGCTGTTTGTCTTCTTTTGCAATTTGTGACATGTTCTATTATTTTATTTAGTAACGTTATTTATGTTTGTTTGTCTATGTGATATGTGATATTGTATTGTATTAGTTTTCTAATTTATTTTTATTTTTCATATTTTTATTTTATTTTATAATTTCATATTATATAAAATACAGAACAACAACGTAATAAACATGTCTCAACAGATGAACACGCAATCTTATAGTAACATGCTTTCCAGCCTTTCTGGTGGTAGAAAACGAAAGCATTCGAAAGTAAAGCGTCGCCATTCTCGCCGCTCCTACCGCAGAAGCCGCAGTCAAAACCAAACCCAGAACCAGAACCAGAACCAGAACCAGAACCAGAACGGCGGGTTCTTTCCAGGCGTTGGCGAAGTTATTACCCAAGCTGTTGTGCCATTCGGTTTGTATGCCGCGCAACACAAGTTCAAGTCTTCATCGTCTTCGAAGAAGTTTAGAACCCCGTCCAAGTACTCGTTTAAGAAACTGAATAAATTTAAGTTTACTCGGAAATTATAAGACAATTCTGCACAACTGAGTTTGATATCCACCACTGCTACTACTAGTACCTCCACTGCTGTTACTATTATTGTCCTGAGCTGCTCCTGCTGCTGCTCCGCGTTTCTTAGGCGCTCGGTGCGCATATCCCGAAACGCGTTCCGTTTCAATTGTTCTCCAGATGCGCTGGAACTGTGGTGCAGCGTATTCATTGAACCATAGCCGGTTACGCCTGACGAGCACACAACTGTACTGGTCAAGCCTCCAATAAATGTTGCGTATCCATATGTAACCCTGTCCAACCGTTTCCATCTGACAAATGGTGTTCACCACCCACGCGTCCTGCGTTTCCGTATCGCGATAGTGCACCGGCATATACTCGTAATACGGCTTGCGCGTGCTTTTCTCAATAAAATAAATGATAATGCCGCGCTGCATGTCGTCGTCTTCCAAGTCATTCTCGTCTCCCGCCCGATATTCGGCGGCACGGTACTGGTAATCCAGCTCAACATCCTGCGCATAGTCTTCCGCGTTTTCGTACTCTTTGAACCGCGTTTCAACAAAGTCGCACGCTTCAAGGTCGCATACTTCCATTTGAATCTGCATTTGAATCCAGTACTCTTCTTTCGGAATTCCGGTAATCTCTCGATTTACAATATTCTTAATTTCCACCATTCGCCCAAAAAGGGGCGATGTCGTGTCGACGTTAATTCCGTCGGGCGACCCGCCCAGAAACGATAGTGCGGGATTCGAATGTTGGATGCATCCGAACTCGCCCAGCCGCGTGTTGTTTTTTATTTGGTAAATGGTGGCGCTCAAGTGTTCGTACTTCTGCCCCCAATGAAGCGGCGAGTCTACGTTAACCATTTGGTCATCGCCACCCATATCGTGCATGAACGGTTTACACTTTTCATAAATGAGCTGGTTCATGACTGCGTCGGTACCAAACGCCTTCCACGCGGCGCTTGCCGTAATGAGGTTATGTCGGCGCTCGTACCACGCTGGAGTACGCTGCTCCGTCTGGTCCTGCATGTTTTGCAGTTCAATAATACGAGCCTGAATCCTGGCCAGTTCGCGTTCGTCGACCGGGTGCACCAAATGCGCTACCTCAACCACCTCGGCCGGACTTTGAGACCGCCAAGGCGGGAACTTTTCTGGGTCGACGTTATTCATTGCGGTAAACACGTACTCCAACGACCGCTCAACCAGCCGTAAAATGTAGCGGCGCACTTCATCGGAGTCAACCGGGTGCATTTCTCCAATCGACGCAAAGAGTGCAATACGCAGCTGGTCAAACACGTATGCAATTACCGCGTCGTGAAAATCCGGATGACTCATTTTTCCCACATTCTCTCTAATATAATCGTCAGCCAGAGTACACGCTTCTTCAAACAACTCTTCTGTATCTGATGGTGACAGCATGCTAGAGACAATGCCGGTATCATCGCCATCATCGCTATTGCTCTCGCTATCGCTGGTATCGCTAGTATCGCTGTCATCGCTACATTCATTAGCATCGTTAAACTGTTGTTGTTGGTCTTGCGATTTCTGGCTTATGGCATTTTTTGGATTTAGTGTGAATTCGTTACCGGGTAGTAAACAAAAATAATCAAATTCGTCCGTAGAGTAAACGTCGATGAGAGAATCCATAATATATTAATATGATGAAAATGTGTATAAGTTGAACATTAAACCTATGCACAAAGTGTTTATTACATTTCAGTAATTATAAATTGTAGCCCGTAACTAGTCAGTACTAACAGATACGTCCGGTTCATTATTTTTAGCCTGGTCTGCGCTTGCGGCGTTCACAGCGTCCATGTTTTGACTCTTCTTTGCGATTTGTTCTGCCGTCATCTTGCAGCCGTAATTCATAATGTAGTTGTACGTTACCGAAATGGCAAGTATGCCCGAAATAAGCAGCCATACAAACTCGGAGACAAAAAGTTTAAACCATACCGCTTTTTTGAGCGCTTCAATGTATTTTTGATATATGTTAGCCGCATTTGGGTTGTCCTGGTTTTCAGGGGTGCTGGCGTACTCGTCTGCTGTGTACATGAGACCTACCGTGGAAAATTTTTTTATGGTACCCATAATGTTATCCGGAGTCATTTGATTGATGAGCAGGGATTCATCTTCGTATATTTCTTGCAGGGCCTTTGCAACGTTTCGACTGTTTGCGCTCTTATCGGCTTCCTCTTCGCCGTCTTTGGACAAAATCACTTTAGGTTTCAGGATTTGGCGAAACGCTTCGACCAGTCCAAAAGCGGCAGAAGATAAAAAGTATCCAAACGTGTTTGAAAAGGGGACAAGCCATCCCGGCCGAGCAATGAGCGCGAGCTTGACCGCGCCGACAATTAGTACCCACGGTATAATCGTGAACATTGCGGCAATGTCCCACTGTTCAAATCCGCATACCGTTTTTGTCATGCCCACGCTTATCATCATTTCGCCGACGACGATTACCGTGGCAAAAATTCCAGCAATTAAAGGCGAAATAACTTCTTGTTTTGTGCCACCCGTCATTGGAATATTGACGGTTTTATATACGAGGTAGCCTATAAGAATCAGAATATAGTATCCGATTGCAAAATTTGGCGTTACTTCAACCATTTTCGTTATTTCTCGATTCTCTCGTTTCTATTTCTATTCTATTTTACTATTGTAACTGTATTATTTTATTTTTGATTTTATTTGTATTTTGTATTTTTTAGTACTGTGATTTTATTTGTGGTTTTATTTTGTTTTTTATTTTATAAGTGGTAAAGCGTTAAAGAACCAATCATTGGAATTTGGATGTCGTCGTCAACAGCAACTCCCGCATCGCTTATTGAGCCCGGAGTTAAAAGCTTCCTTAAACTGTCACTTCAAAACTGCAGGCAGTTCAAGGAGCGCCATTACAACACCATTTTTAATATGTGCATATTCATCGGATTTATCGGAGTAGCTGGAACCATTCTGTTTGTGAAATACAAAACAAAACCCACACCAGATGAGGTGGAAGAGCGCCGTCAACAGCAGCGCGAGTACGTGCTGTCCCGACTCAAACTCGTGAATGCTAAAAACTACTTGGCTGCCAAAAATGCCAGTTACCAATCGATTGGGTCCGGACCCGTGCCCGACACCGGCTCCGGGTCAACTTATGTGTCGAGTTCACAAATGATAACTGGATTACCCGAATGGAATGTGGGTGCAGCTACGAGTGGGCATTATCAAATGTTTATCGAAGACCAACAAGAAAAACGCAACGACGAAGAGTATTATTTGCGAATGAAGACCATGTAGCATGTAGCATGTAGCAGCAACTGTAACGGTAGAGATAAGCTTAAACTAAATGTTCAATGGCGTAACTACAAACTACAACCTACAACAATGCCATGCGAACCGGAGGCATCGAAAATGAAGGGCCATGTTGTGCAGCTGGTTGAACCGGGTTTGGTTTTGGATTTGGTACGGTTACAGTTGACTTTATGACATTGAAAACGTTGATTGGCATGATGGTACGTACGAATTAGTAATTAATAATTAATAATTAATAATAATATTATTATTATCAGTTTACTTATTTTTATTTTACTTTTACTTTTATTTTACTTATTTTAATTTATTTTGTTTTTTTGGTTTTGGAGTTGGGTTTGTTTTTGCGGGACTTATACTTTTTAACACGCTTGGCTTGTTTTGTTTTACCAGCCTGTTGATTTATTACATCTTCTTTTTTTTCTTGTTGTTTTTTATGGACTCGGGAAAGTATCGCGTAGCGCTCGTGCGAGGTTTGTCCATCAACTAATCTTTTCGCTAACTCTGTTGCCATTGCGCCTGTATTTACTAACTGGTCGCGGTCCGATGGAGTAAACATAAGTTTTTTTCGCATTGCTTCATTAGAGCGGTGACTGTCGAGCAAGTCTTTACCGTACACAAATGGTGCTGCCGCAATGGCATAATAAGCCGCATCAGGGCCAATTGTATTCATAGCAGTCGGAAAAAAAGCAGCAGCCGCTAAAGGTAACGCCGCACCACTTCTATAAACTGCTTGTTTAAATTTCTCAAAGCGTGATGGATTATAGGCGGTGTATGCAAGTGATGGGACTGAAACGGGGTATTGCTGCAGCTGCCGTGGAATATCCGCTCGGCTTAAAGCCATGCGCTTACTAACTAATGGCAGGGTCTCGTGTTCAAAAAATGTTGAAAAATTAGAATTGCCAAAATATTTTTGAGCAACTTGCTCCGGGCTATCTGCTGCGGTGATTTCTTGTCCAATATCGCCAATATCATAGAGCCGAATCTCGTCGTCTGTCGGTTCAACATATAAACGTTCACGGTAAACATTAGTGAAACTTGATTCAGTTGGTAACTTTGAATAATATACTTCAAAACGATTATAACGGCGGATAAAATTATATTTACCAATATGAATTGTTCCAGAAGGTATGCTACTATTGTAGTCTTTAACAAATTGATATAACATCATCTTTCCACGGTAACTCGAGTGTGCGGGTAACTCGTATAATGGTATTTCTTTTATAATTGGCATGGTTTATTTAGTTTGAATCTATAGCGTATACTATAACATATTATTATTTATTTAGTTGGTTCAACTTTAAGTTAGAATTAGACGCTCGTAGACGTTAGGTTATTTATGTTTGTATTTTCGAGTATTCGATTTTAGGCGTTTGTTTCGTTTGCGATGCGTTATTTTACCACCCCGTGGAGGATATACACCCTTTTTTCCTTGTTGTTTTTTATGGACTCGGGAAAGTATCGCGTAGCGCTCGTGCGAGGTTTGTCCATCAACTAATCTTTTCGCTAACTCTGTTGTCATTGCGCCTGTATTTACTAACCGGTCGCGGTCCGACGGAGAAAACATAAGTTTTTTTCGCATTGCTTCATTAGACCGGTGACTGTTGAGCAAGTCTATACCATACGCAACTGGTGCTGCCGCCATGGCATAATAAGCCGTGGCGGGATTAGAGTATCCCAATGCATTCCTAACAGTCGGAATAAAACCGACAGCCGCTAAAGGTAACGCCTCCACACCACTTTTATAAACTGCTTGTTTAAATTTCGCAAAGCGTGATGGATTATAGGTGGTGTATGCACGTGATGGGACTGGGACTGAAACCTCCGGTTTGGCGTTAAGCCACCGTGGAATATCCGCTCGGCTTAACGCCATGTGCTTACTAACCAATGGCAGGGTCTCGTGTTCAAAAAATGTTGAAAAATTAGAATTGCCAAAATATTTTTGAGCAACTTGCTCCGGGCTAGTTGATTTGGTGATTTCTTGTCCAATATCGCCAATATCATAGAGCCGAATCTCGTCGTCTGTCGGTTCAACATGCATATCTTTATGGGACACATTAGTGAAATTTGATTCAGATGGTAACTTTGAATAATATACTTCAAAATGCAAACCATAAGTTAACAGGGTGTGGGTTTCAAACTCGCGGGCGACTCTTGAAACCTCGATAAACTCACCAATATGAACTGTTCCAGAAGGTATCATATCCACGGAATCGCGACAACATTCACTGCAATCTTTAACAAATTGATATAACAATTTCTTTTTATGGTAACTCGGGCCTAACTCGTATGAAGATATTTCTTTTATCACTGGCATGGTTTATTTATTTATTTTGAATCTATTTATATATACGCCTAAAATAATTTTTTTTTAAAGTAGTCAATTTCAAGATTTTCGTTCGTTTACGATTGCACTATTTTTTAGTCTGTTACTGTTGCTGGTACTTGCGATAGTATCGACATTATTTCATTGTTGTATTATAGGTTTAAAATAATATATATGCATAAAATAAATTGTATGCTAAAAAGTTAAAATGGCAACAAGAAAAAAAATAAAAACACTCAAACGTCATTCGAAAGCAACCGGAACACGAAAAATAAAAGATGCACTGGCGATAGCAGCAACAACTGATAAAATTGCATCCGCTATTAAAAACATTTCATTTGAAAAGGCGGCTTCCGATTTCAAAGCACTGCAAGCGGTCGATTTTACCCGGAAGAAAACGTCGGTCCTGCACTCCGCCAAAATCGGAAACGTGGTCATGGACTATTACTTTTTAAAACATCGCTTGAACACCAAGACCAAACGCGGCGTGTCGTATTACGAGTGGATTAAAACGAGATGGCAACATAACGCTTCCGAGTACCGCATGTACAAGTTCAACCTGGCGCAAGGCAAGAGCCCCGAACAAGCCCGGTACGGCGTGTTCCGGCTGTATTACGGAGCGGTGCAAGGGTTTAAGCCGCTGATTGCAAAGTGGCTGTACACCATGTACGCTCCAAAAGTCGCTATTTTGGACTTTTCGGCTGGATGGGGCGGGCGTTGCCTGGCGGCCATGACGCTGGGCATTCCCTACATCGGTATCGACACCAATGTGGATTTGCGTCCGGTGTACCAGCGCATAGCGCGCGAGCTCATGCCACTACTACCGGATGCTACACGCGCCAGCGCCAACGTTACGATGAAGTTCAAGGATGCCGCCACCGTCGACTATTCCGCATACGATTACGACATGGTGTTTACTTCACCTCCGTACTTCAAAACGTTGCGGCTTGCTGAAGTGTACGCACATATGCCCCACTACGAATCCAGACAAGATTTCAACGAGAGATTTTTATTCCCGTCAGTCCGAAACACGTACGCGCATCTGAAACGGGGTGGAACGTACGCCATTAACGTGCCCGAAGACGCGTTTCAAGACATTCGCAAAGCCAATATACTTCCTATGCGCGTATCAGCCAAACATCGACTGTTTATTCAGCCTCGGTTTGCAAAAGGAAATCCAGTAAATCCGGATAAGCAGTACAAGGAATACATTTACATTTGGAAAAAACCGTAGGTAAACGTACAATTTAATTTTTACTATTTTATTATTTTTATTATTTACTATTTTTTACTATTTTATTATTTATTCATCGATAACTAGCCGGATTGGATTAGATGCCGATGCCGACACTGATTCCGTTGTTGACGTTGGCGTTGTTGTTTTTGATGTTGTTGATGTTGTTGATGTTGTTGACGTTTGTTGTAACACGGCAGCGCTCTGTATGGACTGTATTTGAGCTCGCAAATCTGTAATTGTTTTTTTTAAGGTTGCAGTTTCGTTGATGCTTTTTATGTAAAGCGCTTTGGTTTTTTTGAGTTTGTCGTCGCGGTCAGTAGCGTCTTTTAAACATTGACGAACCAGCGCTTCATTGGAAACACCAGTGCCGTCAACCGTCGCGTCGATATAACACGAAATTAGATTTTGAAGCATGGAATCATCCTTTACTTTTTCGGATTCTAGGGTGGCCACACGAGCCGTAAGCGTTTTAATTTCAGTTTGCTGGGTTTGTATAATGCTAAGCACTTGGTCATTTGTAAGTGCAACGGGCTCTTTGCCCTCCTGGTGCATAAGAATTACTGGAACGTTGGATGGTACTCCACCCTGCTGCTGCTGCTGCTGCTGCTGCTGCTGCTGTTTTTCCTGTTCATGTATGCGTGCGAGATTCTGTTCCAATTCTTTAGTTTGGCTAATAACATCCGGTTTCATTTCGGGGTTTCCAGGCGCGTACGCCTGAAGCAGCGCATCCATTCGGTTTAAAAAAAAGTCTTTAAAAAACGGCCGGTTGGTTCCGCAAATAAAATCGTCGATAGTTTTGGTGGTGGGTTTCACAAACGCCGGGTTGGCATTTAATAACAGCTTTCGTTTATCGAATGTGTTGTGAATATGCGAAAACACAAGAATCACTTTCGTGGGGTCCAGCTGTATCATTGGAATGGTATAATCCTTCAAAAAAAATCGTTCTTCGGCCAAACATGCAAAGTCATCGTACCGTGTTTGCGTCAACATCTCACGTCTGAACGCAAACGTACCTGCGGTGGCATGGTTCGGAGCATAGGGTCCGAACTGCATCATGGAATTCAAATGTTTAAAGTAAATGTAAATTTCGCTTGAACCGGCGCACAAAATGCCAGGATGCGCCATAAGCGCCTCAACCGCATGTGATACGCGTTCGGGTGGATAATAATCATCGTCATCCATGTAAACAATGATATCACCGCACGAATGTGCGTGCATGAGGTTTCGTTTTTTTCCCAGTGTCATCTTGTCGTTACTTTTGAAGTACTTTACATTGGGATGCCCGGAAACCAGGTCCTCGATTTTATCGGTGCCGTCATCAATGATAATCCACTCCATTCGATGCTTGGGATAAATCTGTTGGTCGAAACATCTAATGGTGGATTCGAAAAACGGGCGACGGTTGAATGTCGGTGTACAAACGCTCACATACGGCAGCTCATTCGGCATATTGCAAAGTAAATAATAATTAATAATGGTTGTGTCATTTTCTGTTTATTATGTTTATTCCGCGTAATCTTTGTAAATTATCGTAAATGGTTACGAAATTATAAAGAATTTTATTTTTATTCTAAAATCTAAATCATAAAATCATAAATCCGCTGCAGCTGCCTTTGTTGCGATTGCAATTGCATGGCTACTATGACTTGGAAGCGACTTCAAGGTCGACTGCCGTTTGTCGCATCGCCTCAGTGTAAATTTAATTGATGTATGTGCATGTTCACTCGGCTGTGCCAGTACTTGGCTTTGTCCTTGACATTGGCCTTGGCTACTCAAATGCGTCAATATAGGAATGGAAACAATTGTCCCGGTGGTTTTATCGTAGACAACGTCCTTTGTTTTCACGATTTTTTTATGGTCGATGCATGTGGACAAGTATGACACTAAGGCGCCGACTTCAGACTCGGGCAGCGAATTGTCCTGAATATATTTTTTTGCAAACGCGTTCAACTTGGAAAGCTTGACCGTTTTATCGAGCCTACCCCACGGTTCGTTCGCCTTGTGGGACCGTTCACGGTCTAAGTACTGTTCTATATTTGAAACGCTGTCAGTCGCGGAAGTATTGTGTAACATTTGCATGGCAGCATCTCCGCGCTTCTGGTTGTTTTTCAACATCATGCTTTTGTATTTGAGATTTTTAAGCTCGATGCACTCATTGGCCCCGTTCGATGATTTGGAAGAGGGTTGTTTACCGGTTCCGGTGCCGGTGGCGGCTTGGGGTATTTGCGTTGTCTGAGAAATTTGAGTATTTTGAGTATCAGACATGATTGATTGGACTGATTGTTTGAACTACTGACTGAATTAACAAGAGTAAATATAACTATAACTATATAAAGCAAGTTACGTTTAATACGTTTACGGCCGTACTTACTTACTTACTTACTTACTTACTTACGTTACGTTAAAATGTTTTCGTGAACCGAATCTGTTTCCCCATCTTGAACTTGTCGCTGGATTTGGTACCTCGATTCAAGTTGCACTTCAGGCACGATATTACGACGTTGGCGCGGTTGTGTCCCTGGTCGTTCGACAATCGCTCCAGCGTCCACTGCTCGTGGCAAAATGATTCGCTGTAGTGGATGTAGCACGGGCGTCGGCAGTAGTAGCATTTCAACTTGGATGCAACAAGCAACTCGATGACTTCGTCGCGCGTAACAAACCAGCGCTGGTCATAAATGTTGTTGGCTACATCTTGTTGCTTGTATCCTGCGCACTTTTTGGAAATGAGCGCAGAGTAAAATGCGTGAACGTCGCCATTCTCTCCAAAAAAGAGTTGGTTGATGGTAGCCACTTGTCGGTCATGCGGTAGTACTTCTTGTTGAGCATTTTTTGTATACTCGCACACATCAAAATTCGTTTTAGACATTTGCCCCCTTTCCCTTTCATTTTCCTGGTCTTTTACATTTTCCTTTTCTTTTTTTGTTTTTTGTGCTACCAATTTGGCATTGCGAACAATTGTTATACATTTTGTAGTTGTATTAGAACCAGAGTTGGCATCATGTAAATTCATTTATACCAGTATGCGGTTTGATGTTGTTAAAGTTGTTAAATAATATTTTATTTGAATAAACAAATAAATAGATAATTTGAAATATTTAAAATAATATTTAAAATATGAACATTATTTGTTTGCTGGCAGTGAGGCCCACTGCAGATACCTACTGTTTTTTAAAAACTATTAAACTGAAATCGTCATATGAGGTTTTCATCGTAATAGACGATAACAGCTATACCATACCCGAGTACGACGATGTTATTAAAATAATTAAAATCGATAATAGTGAATGCGAACAAAACGGATTTAAGAGTAGCGTATTGTGGTTGAATAACAAGGCTTGTTCACGTGACAAAGCATTGTATTATTTTACAAAAGAAGCCATTGATTATAAATTCATATGGTTTATTGAAGAAGACGTATTTATTCCAAGTATCCGAACGGTTGAACGTATAGATAATAAATATACCGAATCGGATTTATTAGTTAGAGCGCATAACGTACTGCATGAACGGCAATATGACTGGCATTGGAACCATGTGTTTACACAAACACAAATACCTCCACCGTATGCTGAGTCTATGATATGCGCTATACGATGTTCAAAAGCGATGTTAGCTAGTATTGGAGAATATGCGAAACAGTATAATAACCTATTTTTGGATGAAGCGTTATTCAGTACGCTAGCACTTCACAATAACTTATATGTACAAGCTATTCCCGAATTAAGTACCATCGAATATAGACGCGAATGGGCGCTATCCGACATCGACGTTAATAATCTATACCATCCAATGAAAAATACAAATACGCAACACGAGTTCAGACGCAAGCTAGAAGAACTGATGCAAGATAATTAAACTTGCGCCATTATTGAACATTTTACACGAGATAAACTCGTAAAAATGTTCATCATCTGTATAAAATATAAAATAATTAATACTCGCTGTCGCTGGTGCGGTTTCCGCCGCGAGAGTTCAAGTACGCGA